CATCGCCTAAATAGACAGCACCGCCGCCTAGATTATGTAGCAATACTGTCTGATCCATAATATTGGCAGCTACTAAAAGTGTGGCTGTTGTAGTTACTGTTACTTGTGCGCTAGTCGGCATAACTTAATCCTAACTTCTCTATTAATTTGGCAGCCTTTACGGGGTCGATCCCCACCTCAAAGTGCATCTCGTCCTTGCGTGTCCATGTACCGCCCCAATTTAGGCCGTACTTTCTACATAATGCCAGGATCATCGGTACTTTCTCAGCTGGGAACGTGCCAGCCTTGCCTAGCGGATGCTTAGTCGCGTTAAGGTCGATTGCCGTACCGCTGCTGTGATTACTCAACTTGCCCGGTACGCCTCTAACATCTCGGTAGCAGTAGCCCCAATCATCTAACGCACCGCCATCGATCGGCTCGATCAATTCATTAAAGGCCTCTGCAAAGGCGACCAATAAAGGTGCAGCAAAATAGGCGCATCGCAGTTTTACCTTGCTGCCCTTGATCGCGTAAGACTTGATACGGATAGACTCAACATCTTTAGATGCTGGCCAGCCGTTATAACTTATGGCTGTCATCGTCACAATTCCATCGGCAAGTGATTTCATCTAACGTGGCAATTTCATGACATTTAGGTGCGATAAACGCATCTTTCTCAGCATTGTAAATATCACCAATGCCTGCGTAGTTTTTACGGATATTGCCGTTGTAACTTGTTTTGACCCATGTACCGCCAAGTGATTCCATAAAGGATTGGCCTTCATCAGGTTCATTGTTATCGCCTACAAGTACGCGCAACACAATATTGTTTTCATCTATTTCTGCCCAATGACTCATACTGGATACCTCACAATTACTATTCCTGAACCGCCCGCAGCACCAGCACCGGGAAGGCCGCCACCACCCGCGCCGCCGCCAGTATTGGCAGTACCGGGTGTACCGTTAGTTAAAATTGCTGCGCCGCCGCCGCCTAATCCACCTGCGCCGTAAGTACCAGCAGTAGCAATATTTCCGCCACCACCACCTGCGTAATAACCTGACTGGCCTGTACTTGTAGCACTAGCCCACGATGACCAAGTATTTAATCCAATACCACCTGCACCACCCGCTGATCCAGCGCCAGCAGCACCTGCCGCACCTGCGCCACCACCACCGCCAGATGGCTGATTACCCGAATTTAATCCCGCGCCGCCAGCATTTCCATATCCAGTTGCGCCACCTGAGTTACCCTGAGTAGCTGCGCCTACCGAAGTTGAATTAAATGCTGCGCCTGATCCAGAACCGCCAGAAACGCCCGCGCCACCTGACACGTTTACGGATGCGCCACCGCCACCGCCTAAAGCTGTAATTGTGTCAAACACGCTATTTGATCCTTGACCGCCTTGAAAACTATTACTAGCTGCGGCAGCACCACCACCACCTACTGTTATTGTCACATTAGAAGTAACACTACGGCCAGCGTGATAGCAAACTCCACCCGCACCAGCTCCACCCGTATATTGTGATGAACTACCACCACCACCAGCAATGACTAGCACATCGCACACTAAAGTTGCACCTGATACGCCAAGTGTGCCACCAGCAGTAAATACACGATAGTTAAATCCACCAGATGTATATAAAGTGCCGCCAGTTACTGTTGCTTTATTGGCGCTGCCTAAAATGCTTACAATTGTGTTTAACATTATCCAATAGCCCCTACAACGTACCAAGTATCTGTGCCAGTTTTAATACATGATGCTGCTTTGTATTGTCCTAGTGTTGGAGATGCTGCGACAGCACCAGCAGATAGCACTGTAGTTGTACCGCTAGTTACAGCTGAGATAGTACAAGTGCCTGCGCCAATACTCATGACTGTAATAACTGTACCGATAGCAAAAGCCACCGATGCGTTAGTAGGTATCTTAAACGCGTTAGCAGATGCGTTAGACATCGTTACTAGCACTTGGTATTGGTCGGTCGATACCGCTGTGTAACTAGCACCTGTTTGCGCGTTAAGGGTAAATGCCACCAGGCCGTTAAACATGCCGCTAGTTAATACATCACCTGTTACTGCTGGAAAGCCTGTTGCCATTTATTTCTCCTTAGTATGAAAGTACATTTTGTCCTAAAACGCCATAGTTAGCATTACCAATAATAAACCCATCAATAATAGGTTCAAGTGTAGTAAAGGTAGTACGCCATTTATTAGGTGTAACGTTATGTGCCACGCCGAAAACTTGAAGGGTCTTTGTAAGGGTAGATGCACCTGGCTGGTTAGTAGTGATAGTTACCGGGTCAAAAAAATCAAGATCAAGCGCAGCTAATATGCCATTGACGTAGTTATCTGTGTATAGGTCTAGCTCGATTGCATCGCATCTAACGCTGGTTTCGGCACGGCTTGCAACGTATGCACGGGCATAGTCCAGCGCAACCTGATCGGTCTGCATTAGTAAATCTTGCTGGTTATAAGTATGCGCAAAATATTTTTCAACGCTGGCAGAATTTACGGCAGATTGAACGCTGCCACCTGTTCTAGTAATATTAGCCTGGTTAAATACAAGGGTGTCATCTAATCGCCATACGGCATTGGCATAACCAATATCTGTGCCGTTATCGTTAAATACTGTAGGCGTACCGCCGATGCTTGCCGTAGTTACTGATCGATCCTGGAATACGAAAGATCCCGATGCATCAACGTAGAACGCGCCGTACTCACTATTTGTAACAGTTTGTAATGCGGCTAGAGATGTACGAGCTGTGCCGGGGTCTGCCTGCATAGTCGTCAAACCTGCATCAATATCACGCATTGAGGCTGGCCAAGCAATAGTGTTAAGGATCTGGTTAATTCTTGTACCGCTTAGATCGCCAGCGGTAGCCCCTGTGACTGTAGCAATCTGCGCATTTTGTGCTAGTCGCTGAGCATCTACGGCTTGAATAGTTGTATAAACAACATCGTTAGCATTAAGTGGTGTGCTAGTTGTGTAACTAGTAATAAACCCTGAGAACATGGGATAGGTAACGCCAGCGGATGTAGCCGATATAGATACCTTACGCATAGGCGTTAAGAATCCAAAGTACGGGCTGCTAGGGTTTTGCGGGTTAAAGTCGCCGTTTTGATCCACGATACGCAGGCTTAGCGTACCTGTCTGGAATTCATCTACCTGTGCGTTACGGCCGCGCTTAGTAGTAACGCTATCTACTACATCGCTTACATCAACGATAAGAGCTGCTGAATCTGCAAGCACGTTAGTGCCTAGTATGCCTTCACCAATAATGAAAGCCTGTGCAAAGGATGCACCTGTAGAAAAGTTAATAACCGCGTTAATTACCGGGACTGTCATAGGATCGCCCCTGCAGGTGTACGGCCGTAGCCAAATCGCTGGCTTGCTAGAACTGCATCATTTACTACATCAATAAACTCATCTTGCATAATTACTGAGCCATTGTTATTTACAATAATAGTAGGGGATTGCATGCCGTAACCCGGACCGCCTACAGCCGAATATGGGCTAGGGTCAAACATTGAGGATGAACCTGTAGCAACGGATGCATTTGTAATTACATCAATTATACCTGTAGCCGCATTGGCAGAATCAGCTATGGCAGCAACAATAGGCGCAGCGGCTAAGACAGATGCAACAGCAGCCTCAGCTGCGGCAACAGCCATATCTGCAGCAGCAGTAGCCGCATCTGCAATTTCGCTAGGTGTCATATTATCCGTGAATATGCTGGTATTTCCACCAGGTAGGCCATCACCTGTAGGCAAGGTAACTTTACCTCGACCAGTTAGCGAACCAGCTGCATCAAGCAAGGCTGGCATCTTGCCTAGGACTAAAGCAGCTGCATCTAAACTTGTTACCCAGGCTGCAAAAGGGTCTGTGGCGTTCCCAATAGCCAAAATGTCTGCAGCGATCTTGGCATTTTTTGCTTGAATTTCATCAAGTTTTTTAGATAATGCCTCGGCTTTATCTGCGTTGCCTTCCTCAATAGCCTGCATAAGTAACAGGCGTACTTTTTCTTCTTCGCTTATCTTTCCCTTTAGCGCAGCGGCTATCTGGATCTTTTGAATATCGAATACCGCAGCAGCTTTATCAAGTTTTGCTTTATTGGCAGCTGCATTTTTATCGGCTTTAATTTTACTAGCTGCTAATTTCTTTTGACTGGCTTCAAATTTTTGGGTGTCCATATTTGAGCCACCAGTCATGGCAACGTTACCCATGCCTTGGAAACCCTTAATTTCTTTGATCAGATATGCCAAACGCTGTGGGCTAAATCTGCCTAGCAGATCAGTTACGCCGCTAAATAAATAACCGAAAATGCCAGCACCCGGTATAGATTTAACTTGCTCTTTTAGATACACGATTGAATCAACGAAATTAGCCAGGGATGTAGCTGCACCTTCAATATCGCTACTAAGCGTAGCCATGGTGTCATCCTCGCCCAAAGATTGCAGGGCATTTATAAGGCTTGTACCGATAATCTCTTTAGCATTATTAGATGCAATAGCCAGTTTATCCATTGAGCCAGCAAAAGAATCTGCAGATGTCTTGGCTGCGCCTGCAAAGGTTACGGCTAATTGATCTGTTATCTCTTTAAATGACTTAGTTTTAAGATCGGCTTTAGATATGCCTATGCCTAACTTGCTAAGCGTGGCGTTATTGCCCAGGTAAGCCTTTGATAGCGCAGCTGTAACTGACTCTAAGTCTTTACCACTATTCGCGCTTATATCCATAGCGATACCCATTAAGCGTTCAGTTTCAGCTGTATCGCGTGTGGCTATCGCTAACTTTGTATAGGCGGGGCGCAGCTTGTCATCAACTATGCCAAACTCTTTTTCGATGCGCTGTATGTAACCTTCAGCGGTTGCTGCATCTCGACCTAAGCCTACGTTTTTAAGTGCTAGGGCTAATTGCTGTTGAGCCTTCTGATCGGCCGCAGCAGCCTTTACCGATGCCTTGGCATAGGCCAATATTTTAGTTGTGCTAAATGCAACTCCAAAAGTCTTGGCTAAATTCTTTACGTTTTTAGATAACTGTGCCGTAGAGGTGTCTGCCTGTTTAAATGCTTTTCTGCCAGTAAATTCGGCGGCTAAATCAATTCTTACTGTTGCATCCTGTGCCATTAGTTATTACCTACAGCCGCATAGAATTTATCTCGACTTGCTTCTATTGCTTTTATAACAGCTGCATTAGTCTTGCCGCCATCCTCAGACCATGCCCTAAATATGCCGCGACCAGCCATCTTTTTCATACCTGTCAATGGCCCTAAACGCGGGCTAAAATTACCACCAGGGTTTTTACGGCCAGCGGTTTCATAGATTGCGCCAGATGCCGATGCGTTCTGAATACGGGCTAAAGATCTAAATCCTTGGCGATTAGGTTTACTAGGTGTTGTCTTATATCCAACCCCACCTCTAGCGGCCTTAGCGTTGTAATAAGGAAATGTCCCAGTTATAGGCACTTTGCCCCAGCCTGAAAGTGGCGCTGTGGCTGGCATGTAACCGCGAGCTTTAGCAGCAATAGGTTTGAGCAAAGCTGCCATTTCTCTTTGCGTATCTTTAGCTAGATCAGGTGTAAATTTTCTAAGGGCTTTGCGAAGTTCAATGCCGCCTTTTACCTGTACTGGCATCTCGCATCTCCTTGTTTCGGTCTTTCATCGCCTGCAATAAAGTCTTAAACATCCTGCTGTCTAGTGCTAGTAAATCATTGGGCGCGATACCCGTTTCCAAACTGATCCGTGCGATCAAGTAAGTAAACGAGTCACGCCCTATAGTTCCGGGTCATCATCCAGAACCTCAACCTTTTTAAGTGTTGCTAAGAACGGTGCACCGAACATTGGCACGGTTTCGCCTGCAGCTCTTAAACACTCCCACGCTAACCAATAAACATCGCTTTGTTTTTCGTCATCGCGAAAGGCTTTATGAAAACCTTTTTTAGCATATAACTCGAACGCGTATTCGATCGATGGAGTTATCTGGTGTTCAGATAACGATCCATCAGCCTTTGTGATCTTTAACTTAGCCATTTGTTAGCCCCTATTCTTTTTGTTATGGTGCGGTTGTAATTACGATTGGTGAATTACAAGTAAATGTAATTGATTGTGTAGCGATGTCTGCTACTGCGCCGTTAATATCGGTAGTGTTATTTACCAAGATTGTTGTGCTGTATAGCGGGTTAGTAGCTGATGTAGTTGCGCTTGTCTGCTTTAGCGTAATAGGTACTGTTGTACCCCATGCAGCTTGCAGGGTTGCGTTTACGTTTGCAGCAGCTGTATCGCTTAGGAAATCTAGAGTAATTGTGCTGGCCTCTAAACCCTTAACGAACTTATGAGCTGTGTCGCCCATAGCAGTTACTTCAAGTTCATCAAATACGCGGTTAATTGTTGCAGATGTAACATGATCACTTAGGGCGATCGAGTTAAGCGTAACTACAACGGTATTGCTTAAATATACGGCCATGAATTATTCCTCTGTTTTCTCGGTTGCAGGTGCTTTGGTTTTTGTTTCTTTTGGTGCTTCTGTGATCTGCCCAATTTTAATTAAAAAGGCAATATCCTCATCTGTGTATGACATGGTTTAACTCCAGCTCGATAGTATGGATATGGTGAACTCAGCGGTTAGTAAGTCACCGCTATCAGCATTTAATACGCCAGGCGCGCTAACGCTAGTTATATTAAATACAAGATTAGATGCAGCTAGTTTTGTATAGGCTGCAACAATAAAATCCTCAATGCCCTGCAGGTTGCCTTGATTATCAAACATCGGCACAGTTAGCAGAATCTTGAAATTAGCCATAGGCGAAATAGTTATATAGCTGTTATTGCTAGGTGTTAGATATGGATCTGCCGGTATTACTACGCAGCTGTTAGCCAAAATGGTTGCAGGCGGATATGCGAATACCGACCAGACTCCATCATTAGTTAAAGCCGTTGCGATGGTGCTACGCAGCGTGGTAATTGCAGCGGTAGGCATTTACCCCACCATGGTATTCGGACTCTGGTACGGGGCTAGCAGGCCTCGTATTTTGCCTATCATGCTGTTACCCATGCGGTAAGGGCTAGGGCTAAAGCCATCGAGTCCTACGCCGCCTGTCTGAGATACTTGGCGAGCCTGCCAAATATCTACGGCCAAGATCATCGCAGCTTGTCTAACGCTTGCTGTATTAACGTAGGTAGCAGTCTTTGTATCTGCACCTACAGCTGCGCCTGATGGCACTACGCGCCTAAAGTTTTCATCTGCTGCAACCTTGGCATATTGAATAAAACTATAGCCGCGTGGTTGCTGATAATAATTTAGCTGCATATTAAATGCTGGCAATAAATTTGTAGTACCTGTGCTAAATGGCAACGTGGCAGTAATTGTGTAAGTGCCGTTAAATGTCGAGCCAGCCCCGGATATGGTCACGCTTTCGCCTGTTGTAAATAGTCCGGGGTTGGCCAACATTACTGTGGCAACGTTGCTTACCAATGCAGTCCCCACGACTGGCGCAGAATCAAACCAAAGGAAACTGTT